TGTGCTCTTCCGATCTTGTTTGTTATTCTGTTGAGTTCTTGATTTACAACATAATTGAATAGGCTGTAATAATAGTCACGAATATCTTGGAATGTAGCACCGGCTTCATAGTTTTGATATAACCAATTTTTAAATTGGTCGTATATTCCAATAATATCATTTGATGCAATCTGTCCGTTGTTTCTTAAATTTCCTTTTTTAACTCCATAATAAAGGTCGGTAACAAATGATATAACGTCTGTGTCGCTACTCGAATCAACACCTCTTTGACTGAAACCATAATTCTTTTTTAGAGCTTCTAATCCAGTAGGATCTTCTTTCTTGGCAACATAATATGTTGTGTATATTTGCGGCGAAGAAAGTGAGTTTATTAAATCATCAACAACATTTTTGATTTGAAGTTGATTGTTGGAGAAAATATCATACTCTGTAACTATTTCCGACTTTGTTCCTTTGAGAGATTTTGGTATTAGATATACTTCTTCGCGGTTGGTAGAGATGGTATCAATGATTAGCTTATCATCCGATGACATTTCAGAACCTACCGAGTTTCTTAATAATTCTATTACAACTTTATAATTTCCATCAAGAATACTCAACTTGTTGAGTTCTTTAGACAAGTCTAAGAACAATGAACTTGTTTCGCCGGTTAGTATTGGACAATCGCTGTTGAACTTTGTATATGAGTATGAAACGTATTTATTGTTTACGTCATAGAACGATTGAGTATGCGCCGTGTATGTTCCACCGGCATATATCATTGACGAAGTTACGATACTTTCATCAAAGTTGTATACAGTCAATTTTGCCGCATCTTTATCTGATTTACCAAACGGGAAGTTGACAGAAGTATTATCGTCTGTGAAAAAAGTTAAATCATCTTTGGAAAGAAATGAACCTACGCTCAAAGACGACGTTGAAATATTTCTGTATGTTATATCATTGAAATTCATAACTGATTAAATGTAACGTCGTATCTTGTTTGAACCTTGATTGGATTATATACCACATTTTGTAAAGGTATAGTAATCGAGGATGAATACATTTCGCCTTGAACATTTTGGATGATTAAATTAGCATACGAATCTATATTTGGGATTATTGATCCACTGATATATAGTTTTTCAACGTCTGCTTGTTTATACCCAGTCAAGTATGGATTTGCGTTCATCTAGAAATTTTGAATGCGGTTGGAATTGAGTATGTCATTATAGAGCCACTTTGCTCTGAACGAATTTCTACCTTGTAATATCTTTCTTGAGGAAGACCTGTGGTATCCAACATAAAATAATTTCCATATGAATCAAAACTTAATCTGGTATATTCGTCATATGGCAATACGGACTCTTCGGTTTCGGCATCTTTGATAGAATAGAAACTTGAACTTGGTAGATAATACGGAGTCAAATAGTCCGAAAGTTTGTTTGTAAATGTTTTTTGTGGATAACGCTTTCTTGAAGTTACATCCATTCTTAAAATAGAGCCGTGCTTATATTCTTTAGCAAGGTTCTTCATATTAACAACGGCATCTCTTAATTGAATTGGATCGGCGCTGCCGGTTTCAATAATTGCATCTGCCCACGAAACATCTAGGTATGGAGAATATATTGTATTGGTTTCTTTAGAGAAGAATCTTAATTTTCCATAATCAATAGAACTTGATTCGTCGCTATGTAATACAATCAATCCGTTATTTTCAATTCCACTTGTTAGCCATGCTTCTACAATCGGAGTTACATCCATACGAACATCACTGGTTTGATAATCAAACGATTGAGTGCAAGCATATCCACCAGTAACTGGCGCTATATAAGATGAAGTTGCTGGTGGAACATAAGTGTCGTCGCAATTTGGAAACGGGTTATATGGATTGTTGTATGGAGGTTGAGCATATCCAGAACCAGAACCTAGTAAGCTTGCAGAAACCCACCAAACGCCGCCGCCGCTACAATCTGTTAAAGAACCGGTTGTCCATTTTTCAGAGAATCCATCGGCAAACTTCCAATTTGCTCCATCCGACGCAGCTTGACCATCATACTTATATCCAGAACCCATTCCCCAAGATTGAGAAATTGGATATGCGGCAAGTGTATATTTTACAGGAACCTCTTTAGATTCACATGTTTTTAGAACAAGATAAAAGCGCGGATTGACTATCTTGTTGCAAGCTATAGAAGATGCTATATCACTCAAATCAAATTGTAGCAATGCTCTAGACAACACGGCACCTTGAGTAACTTGACTGGTTTGGATATATGAACTTGATACAACTCTTGGGTCAGTTGAACCCGAATTAAAAGAAGCAGACATTGAACCGCTTAAAAGTTCAATACTTGAACTGGTGAAAGAAATTAATGTGGAATATGTGCCTTCACTTGAGCAACTGCCATAAGATACCCGTTTTTCAACTTCAAGAATTTCGTCCAAGCCCATGTTTTTGAACATGAATGCTGGCTCATTGCTGATGGTAGTATCTTTGGTTGGATATAAAAAGTAATGCATGTGCTATATTCCTTACTTTATAAATATACACCCGACATATATTTGGGGCTATATTTATGCTACCCGGCCAACAATGTCTTTGGATGGGAAGCGAACCTCAAATACAGACGGGTCAACGGATGGATATACAACCTTGTCTTTGGTTGCTTTGACTATATCATATTCGTATGGAGAGTAATCACCGTCTCTGGTAGTCAAATTCTTTACTTTTAGTGAAGAAACCGACTGCACGCCGTCAACTTTGGCTATTTCTAGCTCCAATCTGCTTAGATTGATAGGTTGACAGAATTGAATATTGTTAATATCAAAGAAATTTTGAACCAAAGTTAAGCAGTTAGCCAAAACTTCGCGCTTATTATAGTTTTTATAAGCAACAATCGTAAAGTCTACTCCAACATTGATGATATATCCGTCAATCAAGTTGACGCTATCTGTCAACATTCTATATTGATTTAGGTAGTTTGTTAAGTTTTGACGAATAGCCTCGTTGGTGTTAATCAAACGTTGGTTAGTGTCGTATCCTAGAATATATAAGTTTACAGCAAATGGGTTGTTTGGTGCTATATACTTTGTGTTTGTACTAGCCGGTGACAGTGAGCTTGTAACAGTGTCATTTGGTTGCACCTGTATGTTTGCCGGATCTAGTTGAGAGTCTGTCACAGCATATGCTTTGGCAATAGAACCAAACTTTGACGGCATTCCGTATGTTCTTACAACATAATCTTTTTGCGTAACTGCTCTGCCTTGAGATGCGCAATTAGCAAGTGCGTTGTTTCTGATTTCGTCGTCTGTTTCTGGACCACGACCACCAGAAGCTGGCACTGGGTTGTTTACTTTAATAGAACGTCTTACAAGGCTGGTTAAATTTTGCTCAAATACAGGCAACTCGGTAATATCACCAAAGAATTCTATGTTGGTTGTATTCTTGATAGAATTGGCATTTACATTACTTTGTAGTCCGCCGCCGGTGATATATCTGATTGTTAATGTTGTATTGCTTGGTGCCTGTCCAAATGCTCTTGATGACAAGAAATTTGCTGGATCATACGAAACACTTTCGTTTCTGAATGTAGAAGGTTTGCCAACGGTATAAACATTTGGAATAATAATTTCATCGTCTGATATATTTGTACCAGAACCAAATTCCAAAAATGTTGTATTGTCCGCTTGAACTCCGGTGACAAATCTCTTTGAAGTTCTTAAATATTTTAGCAAGAATGGAACAGTGTCTCTGTATGCAGAAAGCGACATGTCGTTCTTGAATATGTTTTCAGACTCTATAGGAACCAAGTCTTGTGCGAGATAATCTGTTTCATACCATCTATTGCCGTCAGCGTCATATACATCGAATACTTCAATGATGTTTGTGTCAGACAAATATATCTTGTAAAATGGTGTAGCAGCCGAAACGGAAACATCTTTAGAAACGATTTGACCAGAAAATGCATCAACCGTTTTCTTTAATACATAAAATTCGGGTTGTCCTGCCGGATTTCGTTGGTACACAGAAATTTCTAGCGGGTCATTCTTGGTATCAACCGTGAAATCAACAGGTACGCTAGTTAAGAACGGAACTCCTGTATCACTTACAGTAGCCATGCCAGGTTTTATTATTTGAGCATAACTCATGTCTGGCGATGGATTGCCATTGCTGTCTAATTTTGCTGGTATTAATTGATACACATCCAACTTTGTTACACTTGGACCAGATGGTTTTGTTTTATAACTCAAAGAGCGGGCAGAATCAATAATGTTCTGACGTTCTTCTGCATTTGCAAGTATAGATTCTTTAAATTGATAGTCTATATAGTATGACAACACGTCGCCAACATATGCCGCCATTTCAATAAACATCATACCCGTAGATGCTTCACTAAAGTCTTTATATGAGTTTGGGTAATATGTTTTAGCAAACTCCGTCAAAGAAGATTTTAACTGTGAAAAATCCTTGTTGAGATATTTAATGTCTCGTTTGCCTGGCTGAAAAGATTTTGGTGTGTCTAAAATCATATATTATTGGTGGTCATTGCTACGTCTAAATTTTGAGTTTGGGTGATTCCAGCTGACGGAACCGTAAATGAAACAGAAACATTTAATCTGTTATAGTTGCCGTCTTGATTGTTTTCGACGTTTATAGATTGAACATTAACATAACCCATCCAACGAGCAATATCTTTTCTGATAGTGCTGTCGATGATTGGAGTCAAATCTTCTGTATTGTTCTCAAACAAAACAGACCATAGACCAGATCCAAATTCCGGACTCATACGACGCTCACCCTTTTTTGTTTTCAACAATAGATTGAGGTTGGACTTTACTTGCTCAAGCACACTATAACTTTGGTTAAAATAACCTTGAGGCCCATGTGTTATGGGTAAAGTTATGCCATATGGTTGTGTGCCGATTGCCATTTTATATACGTTTTGCTTTTGCTTTAGCGTCGATTGCCTTCATCATTTGAGAATAATCGCGGGTCAAAGCCGTTGCTACTGCCGCAACTTCTTTGTTTTCTGCCAATACTTTCTTTGGTAGATTTGCGATGGTATCCATTGCCGATGGGCCTGTGTCCGCTTCTAGTGGCAAGCCGCCAACGGTTTCATTCAACACAGCATTTAACGCTGGATT